GATGCCACCCCCAACCACTGGGTGCTGAACCAGTTCAACGCCTTCGTTGAGATCGGCACGCTCGGCGCCGACGACTGCCTGGTGGATGAGAACAACCACTTGCGCCCCATTGTCGAGCGCACTGAGCACGGACGCGGCACGGTCTACAACCTCACCGTTGAAGGGCATCACACCTTCATCGCTGGTGGCGTTCGCGTCCACAACGCTGGCTTAGGGCCTGGCGTTATCGCTGGCGCCGGCGGCGGAATGATGGGCCAAGTAAAAGGCGGCGGCGGCGGCGGCAGCACCCGGACCCCAACCGAAGCAGGCGACAACCTCAACAGCACCGCCTACGCCAAGCTGATCGACCTGCTTTGCGAAGGGGAGATCCAAGGGCTGCGCGATGGCTTGAAGTCGATCTATCTCAACAACACGCCGCTGCAAAACCCGGACAACACTTACAACTTCCAGAACGTCACCGTCATCACCCGCAACGGCACGCAAGCTCAGAGCTACATTCCCGGCTTTGATGATGTCAGCGACGAGAAGGGTGTTGGCGTCACGGTGCAGCAGGCCACGCCGGTGGTCCGTTCAATCACGGACACCACGGTCAACGCTGTGCGGGTCACCATCACGGTGCCGGCATTGCAGCAGTTCAACGACCAGGGCGACATCAACGGCACTAATGTGCGCCTGCAGATCGCCGTTCAATACAACGGCGGCGGCTACACCACCGTCATAGATGACACCATCGCCGGCCGCACGGCTGACTCCTATCAGCGCGACTACCTGGTGAACCTCAGCGGCGCGTTTCCGGCTGACATCAAGGTGACGCGCATCACTGCCGATAGCGGCAGCGCCAAGCTGCAGAACGCCTTCAGCTGGTCGAGCTACACCGAGATCACCTACGCGAAGCTGCGCTACCCCAACAGCGCACTGGTGGCGTTGCGGGTGGATGCTGAGCAGTTCAACAACATCCCCAGCCGCAGCTACCTGATCCGCGGCCTAAAGGTGCGGATCCCGTCCAATGCCACGGTGGACATGGTGACCCATCCAGGGCGGCTCACCTATGCCGGCATCTGGGATGGCACCTTCCAAGCCGCGACCTACACCAACGACCCCGCCTGGTGCCTGTTCGATCTGCTCACCTCCAGCCGCTACGGGTTCGGAGATCACATCGACACCGCGCAGCTCGACAAGTGGGCGTTCTATGCCGCGTCGGTCTACAGCAACGAGCTGGTGTCTGATGGCTATGGCAGCACCGAGCCGCGCTTCAGCTGCAACATCAACATTCAGACCGCTGAGGACGCCTACAAGCTGATCAATGACATGTGCTCGGTGTTCCGGGTCATGCCCTACTGGAGCACCGGAAGCCTCACCGTTAGCCAGGATCGGCCGGCCGACAGCTCCTACCTGTTCACGCTCGCCAACATCAGCGAGGAGGGCTTCAACTATCAGGGCAGCAGCCAAAAGACCCGCGCCACCGTCGCGGTGGCTAAGTATTTTGACCTAGATCTGCGCGATGAAGCCTACGAGGTGGTCGAGGACCAGGCCGCCATCGTTCGCTATGGCGTGATCACCAAGGAGATCACCGCCTTTGCCTGCACCAGTCGCGGCCAGGCGCGACGCCTGGGTGAGTGGCTGCTGTATTCGGAAGGCTACGAGACCGAGGTGGTGAACTTCACCGCCTCCATTGACGCGGGCGTGCTGGTGCGGCCGGGCCAGATCATCGAGATCAGCGACCCGGTGCGTGCCGGGATGCGCCGCGGCGGCCGGATCGTCAGCGCCACCACCACCACCGTGACGGTGGACGACACCACGCAGACCGACCTCAGCGCAGGCGCCAGTCCGACGCTTTCGGTGGTATTGCCCGATGGCACCGTCGAAACCCGTGCGGTGTCGCTGCGCAACGGCGCGGTGCTCACCGTCAGCCCGGCGTTCAGCGCTGCACCCAACGCCAACAGCGTCTGGATCTACCAGACCTCCGACGTGCAGACCTCCACCTGGCGGGTGCTGACCGTGCAGGAGCAGGAGGGCGCCCAGTACGCCATCACCGCCCTGGCGCACAACGCCTCTAAATACGCCTACATCGAGCGCGATGTGCCGTTGCAGCAGCGCGATGTCACCAACCTCAACGAGGCGCCGGATGCGCCGGGCAACCTGCGTGGCTCCGAGCTGCTCTACGAGAGCAACGACCGGGTGCTCTCCAAGCTGCTGGTCAGCTGGCGGCCGGTGGTCACCATCAACCAGTACCTGATCCGCTACCGGCAGCAGAACGGCAACTGGGCATCAGCGGTGGTCGAGCGCCCCGACTACGAGATCCTCGACACCTCGCCGGGCAACTACGAGATCCAGGTCTATTCGATCAACGCCGCTGGCAAGCAGTCCACCCAGCCTGCCAACCTCACCTTCACCGCCTACGGTCGCACCGCTGCGCCATCGGACGTGACGGGCGTGACGCTGGTGCCGATTGACGAGGCCAGCGCGATCCTCAGCTGGACGCTCGCGCCCGACCTCGACGTGCGCGTGGGCGGCAAGGTGCTGATCCGTCACAGCCCTGCCCTGGTGAGCGCCACCTGGGACCAGGCCACCGACATCGTGCCAAGCGCTGCCGGCAGCCAGACGCAGAAGCAAGTGCCGATCCTGGAGGGCACCTACCTGCTGCGGTTTGAGGACAGCTCCGGTGTGCGCAGCGTCAACAGCGCGATGGTGGTTGCCGACCTGCCGGAGCCGCAGCCGCGCCTGCTGGTGGAGGAGTACGCCGAGGACCAGATCACGCCCACGCCGTTCACCGGCACCAAGGTGGACATGAGCTACGACGGCACGCTCGATGGCCTGATCCTCAACAGCTCCGGCGGGTCAGTGCTCAGTGAGGGCAGCTACAACTTCTCAAGCACGCTGGATCTCGGCGGCGTGTTCGATGCCAACCTGCAGCGCCGCTTCGTCACCCGCGCCTACCTGCCAGACGGGCTGTGGGACAGCAAGCCCGGCCTGGTCGACGAGTGGCCGGCCATTGATGAAGACAACCTCGATGGCGTCAACGCCACGCTCTACGTTCGCGCCACACCCGACAATCCCAGCAGCTCCCCAACATGGGGCGCGTGGCGCGAGTTCGCCAACGCGATCCTGCGCGGCCGTGGCTTCCAGTTCAAGGTGATCGCCAACAGCAGCGACCCGGCGCAGAACATCGTGATCGACGAGCTGGGCGCCCTGGTGGAGCTGCAGCAGCGCGTCGAGCAGTCGGCCATCCTCACCAGCGGTACCGGGACTTACTCTGTGGTCTACGCAAACGCCTTCTATCAGGCACCAAGCGTTGGTATCACTGGGTTCGACATGGCGACAGGCGACTACTTCACGATTGCCTCCGTGACACGCACTGGTTTCCAGGTAACCTTTAGGAACAGTGCCGGCACTGCTGTGAGCCGCCAGTTCACCTACACCGCCATCGGCTACGGCAGGGAGGTCTAAGGAGTGGCGCAGCACGATTACAGCATTGCCAACCAGAGCGGAGCGGCGTTCAGGCAGGATCTGAACAATGCGCTGGCTGCCATCGTCAGCATCAACAGCGGCAGCACGGCGCCGGCCACCACCTTCGCCTACATGCTCTGGCTGGATACTGCCGCAGGGCAGGTCAAGCAGCGCAATGCGGCGAACAACGCCTGGGTGGTCATTGGCACGCTGGGCAGCGTCAACTGGGGCCTGCTGAGCAGCAGCACCGCCACCAGCACCTACATGCCGCTGGCTGGTGGCACCTTCTCCGGCAACGTCGGCAGCAGCGCCACCGGCTACCTCCAGATCCCGAACGGCACCACCGCGCAGCGCCCCGGCAGCCCCGCTGCAGGCATGATGCGGTGGAACAGCAGCTTGAGCCGCTTTGAGGGCTATGGCACGGCATGGGGCGCCATCGGAGGTGGCAGTACGGGTGGCGGCAGCGACAGTGTTTTCTACGAGAATGACCAGACCGTGAACAACGACTACACTTTGACCAGCGGCAAGAACGCCATGAGCGCCGGACCGATCACGATTGCCTCCGGCATCACCGTGACCGTGCCTGTGGACAGCAACTGGAGCATTGTCTGATGAGCACCCTTGTCGTCGCCACCCTCAAAAGCAACAGCAGCTCACCGCCGGCGTTTCAGAACACCAGCGGCACCGAGATCGGAACGCTGTGCCGTGCGTGGGTGAACTTCAACGGGACGGGCACGGTTGCCATTCGGGCGCAGTTTAATGTGAGCAGTATTACAGATAACGGGGTTGGGGACTATACGGTGAACTTTACGACTGCGATAACGGATGCAAACTATTCGATGGTGGCAACTGTTGGCCGCACAACAGGAAACGATTTTAACATGATGGCGGCATTGTACGCCGGAACTCCTTTTACATCATCTAGTGCAAGATTTGGCACCAAAGTTTCCACGCAAGCTGGGCAAGAAGATTCGCCCAATTGCTGTGTCGCCATCTTCCGCTGAGGTCCACCCATGAGCACCCTACGCGTTTCCACCATCCAAGACACAGCGGGCAGCAACAGCAGCACGCCTGCTGCCATCGCCAACGGCATTGCTAAGGCGTGGGTGGCTTTTAACGGTACTGGAACGGTCGCAATTCGCTCAAGCTACAATGTTAGCAGCATCACCGATGGCGGCACTGGAATTTATACAGTCAATTTCACTTCAAGCTTGGCCGATGCCAATTACTCCGCTGTAGGCACTGCAGGGTATTTAGGCGGGGGTTCTGAAGCTTTCCTCTGCGGTCATGACGCTGCTCCCAGCGCAGGTGCTTTTCCTTTGCGGGTAATTCTCGCCGGAAGCCTGTCTTACGTCGACAAGTCTTATGTCTACGTCTCCTTTTTCCGCTGAGGTCTAATCATGTCAACGCTCAGGGTCAACAACATCACCGACACCTCCGGCGGCAGCAGCTCGCTCAGCGTGCCCGGTGCAGCAAAGGCTTGGGTCAACTTCAACGGCACCGGCACTGTGGCGATCCGGGCATCGCTCAACGTTGGCAGCATCACTGACAACGGGGTGGGTGATTACACGGTTAACTTCACCACCTCTATGTCAGACGCCAACTACTCATGCGTGGTCACGGGAGACAGGGCTAACGCGGCTGTGGGCTGTATCAGAAATGCAAATCCGCCCACCACATCCGCAGTTCGCATTGGAACCATGACTAACGGCGGTTCTGAGGCGGACCCTGCTTATGCGAACGTCGCCGTTCACCGCTGATCCAGCTAACATCCCACCGACAGGAACCCAGCCATGTCTGACCAGCGCATCATCTACCCCACCGACGATGGCGGCGTTGCCGTGATCGTGCCCGCACCTGATTGCGGCCTTACCATCAAGGAGATCGCTCGCAAGGACGTGCCTGACGGCAAGCCCTATCAGATCGTCTCGGTCGCTGACATCCCCGACGACCGCTCCTTCCGCAACGCCTGGACCTACGAGGAGGCTTGATCCCATGCCCATCGGACTCAACCTGGCCAAGGCCAAGGACATTCACAAGGACAACATCCGCGCTGCTCGCCAGCCCCTGCTGGAGAAGCTCGACGTGGATTTCGTCCGCACCCTGGAGCAGGGTAAGAACACCGCGCCCATCGCTGAGCAAAAGCAAGCGCTCCGTGATGCCACCACTGCCCCCGAGATCGCAGCTGCCAGCTCTGCCGATGAGCTGAAGGCCGCATGGGATGAGCAGCTGCTGGGTGCCAGCCCCTACGCCTGATGGCCGTCAAGTCCAAGACCGGCAC